GACTCAATTGAAAATGTGATTACTTTACAAATAGCCTAGAGCGTAGCATGAAATAAAAGATTATGAGTTCCATGAGTGTCGTGAACAGAAACACTCCGTGACGCGTAGAAGTCTGACAGAGTTATTTATGGAAAAGTTTTGAAATTAAGTAGTCTTTTCTTTTAACTTGCTGGGATTATACGACACGTTAAGGGCTAAGGGCTATCTAAAAAAGTAGCACGGAATAGAATTTAATATTTGACAAATGTAAACATTGCATTAAATAGCACTTAAGGCTTGACTTTTCAAGTCTTTTTTGTTATTATATACTAAAGGAGAAATAAATGACTAACATATTTGATAAAGTACAGACAGCCAAGCACTTAAAAGAGCGTGAAGACTTAATAAATTTAAAAGATGACTGGCTTATTGATACGTTAATGCCTAGTTCACAAGCTGGAATACTTGTAGCACCGTTTAAGTCGTTTAAAAGCTCTCTAGCAATGCACATGGCTTTAATGGTGTCGCAAGGGTTACCTTTTTTTGGTTATGATACAAAGCGCAGTAAGACACTATACATCGACAATGAGGACACGGACAGAGAACTAAACAAAAGGCTTAGAAATAAAGATAATGCACCAGAAGACTTACATTTTTTGACTGGTGGAGAGTTTATGCTTGATGATTCGCACCACATGAACTTATTATATGAATACATTAAAGAAAATGATATAAAATTCGTGATCTTGGATAATTTAATGACAATGCTAAGAAATGGAGACATTATCTACGGTAAAGACTTTGAACCAATGCTTAGGAGAATTACACGCTTAAAGTTACTTTTCCAAGACGTTACTTTCTTGTTAGTAGCTCATGCAAACAAATCAGCTTATGCAAACTCAATTGACGATAAAGCCTATATGGTAAAGCCTAGTGATGCCTTAGGTGGTTCTACTCTTACAGCTTGGGCAGAATTTATGTTAATGTTAAGCCCTAAACGTGGCAAGCATAACGACTTCTCTAAGTTATCAGTCAAAGCGCGTGGATATCAGTTTGACGATGATTTAAACTTTTCATACGTTGATTCAGTATTCACTTGCGTCAATAAATCAAAAAAAGAACCAGATAGCGAACTAGTGGAAAAAGTAAAGGCTGAAACTCCAATCGAAACGACGAAAGAATCGGCACAGGCTTTCTTAGACTTAGCTAAAGAGCAAGGAAAGGTAACAGAAAATGATTAATTACGAAAACAAGGCAATTAACTTACACGCTGAAGTGTATGGCTGGCTATATCGTGCATTAGAAGAAATGGTAAAAGCGGAATGGAAAAATGACGAGCTTTTTAAAGCATGGCTTGGACGTGCTGAATTTCTAGTCAGACAGTCTAAAAAATTGCATACAGCTTGCGAAAATGATTATTCTAAACGTGCATTGATTAAAGCATTACAATTAAAAGTAGAAATAAATGAAAAAATATCATCTAATACTTTACAATAGTAAATAATTTTGATATAATAGTATATATAGAAATAAAGGAGAATTAACAAATGGTAGTTAAATTAACGCAAAAACAAGCTGAATTTCTTTCAACTTTTGGAGACTTTGAAGATGAAGAAAACAAAAAACGAGCAATCTATCACATCACTCGTTTTGGCTGGGAATATAATTTAACAGACGGTGATGATTTAAAAAGTGGAGCTTTTGAAAATTCTGATAAATTGAAAATGGTTGAAGCTGTCATTAATGGTTATGAATTAATTGAATCTAAGTATAAGTTTTATAACTTTTCTGATAGTAGCGGAGGAACTCCATTATATTATGCAGGTTTAACAAATGAACTAAAGGGAAATAAAAAATTTGCACTTGAAGTTGAAAAAGATAGTGAAGAATATAAAGCCTTGCTAACTTTAGGTTTCATTGAAGAAGAAGTATGATAACATCTTTTGAAAGTCTAAATGAAAGGCGATTAACAACTCTCAATTATCACAAAAAAGATAGTCAGCAGTACATCAACAGTTTAAATTACTTTGAATATGCTAGAATGTACTTCGAGAAAAATGGCTTTCCTGATGATAACAGGCGAGTTTATCAAAGCGGTAAGCAAAAAGGTCAAAAAGTTGGCTGGTCTGATAAAGAGGAAAAACAGCAGAAAGACGATATTAGAAAGTTCATTTATGAAAAGCAACTACAAAAGTTTAAAAGCCAGAGAAAAAGCTAGTAAACATTATGCCAGAGGCGTAAGAAAGCTATCTAAAGAGCTCGAAGAAATGAACGAAGTAAAGTATAGGGCAGAACCTAACGAGTGCCTGTATGGTTTAATAAATGACTTGTGGAACTACTGGGATGACGGATATATTTTACCTATGCTTAAATATAATATTGAAATTACAAGACAAGGCGATGTATTTATTATAGAAAGAGGAGAAAATGGAAACAATTAATATTAAATTTGATGAAAAACAGCTTGAGGAAGTTGTGGAAAAAGTTACTGAAGAACTTAAAAAAACGAAACCTAACTTTTGTGAGCTTTCAGATACAAAGCAGGAAGAGAAAAAGAAAAAGTGCGGGAGAATATAAATGGAGGAGAAAATGAGCGTATACGAAAAATTAAGCGTAATTAATGTTAATGATAAAAAGAGTAAAAAGAACAACCTTGACTATTTATCTTGGGCGTTTGCTTGGGCTGAAGTTAAAAAAGTATATCCTGAAGCTAATAGTAAAGTTTATGAAAATGAACAAGGGTTAAACTATCACACAGACGGTCGCACAGCATGGGTTAAAGTTGGAATGACTATTGAGGGCCTAGAACATATTGAGTATCTACCTGTTATGGACTATCGAAACCAATCTATCCCACTTGAAAAATTGACTTCAATGGACGTAAATAAAGCCATTCAGCGTGGACTTGTTAAGGCAATCGCTCGTCATGGTTTAGGATTATACATCTATGCAAATGAAGACCTACCTGACATGACAGAAGAACAAAAAGAACTTGAAGCAGAAAAGCAACGACTTAGAGAGATTCAACCAGCGCTAAAACGAGCTGAAGAACTTGGATATCCTAATATGGAACTACTTAAAACAAAGACAAAAAAAGAAATCTTTGATATCATGACAATTTGGAAAGCAACAGAGGGAAAATAAAAAATGGCAATTATCACAGTTACAGCACAAGTAAACGAAAAGAATACACGAACAGTAAACACAGCAAAAGGCGACAAGAAAATTATTTCAGTGCCTTTGTTTGAAAAAGAAAAAGGTTCTAACGTAAAAGTTGCGTACGGTTCGGCTTTCTTACCTGACTTCATTCAATTAGGCGACACCGTAACAGTAAGCGGTCGTGTACAAGCTAAAGAATCAGGCGAATACGTGAACTACAACTTTGTTTTCCCTACAGTTGAAAAAGTATTTATCTCTAATGATAATGGAAAGCAAACACAAGCTAAGCAAGATTTATTTGGTGGTTCTGAACCGATTGAAGTTGATGAATCAGAACTTCCTTTCTAGAAAGTTGGTTATATGTACACAGCAGAAGAGAGAGAGCAAATTATCGACATCGTGGATAAGATGAGCTTACTAAGACAAGACTTTGACGGAGCTTTCACTTGGATCAAGGAAAACGTGGCAATGCCATTTGACTTTGACGGAGAACAACAATTTATATCAGACTTGAAACAGTTAGTGAAAATTAATGCTTTGAAGTTTGGTAAAATATATGAAGGAGTGCTAAAATGACAACATTAAGAGAACTACACAAAAAACTTAAAATCAAACAAACGCTTGACAACTACGTACGCAACACAAATAAAAAATACAAATATAATCTTGTCCCTGATGAAATTCTTGGCGAGGGAATGGCTAAACTAATCGAGCTTAATACGCAAGGTAAACTTGGACGACATGCACAGCAAATTGCTTACATCAATCATAACTTGAGCTTACAGCGACAAAAGGAACAACTGGAACAAGCTAACGAACGACTTGTTAAACGTGCTGAGAAAGCCCAAAAATTGCTTGACACGGAACTTTTGAAAGATAGCTACATCGAAACACTTGAAATGTTTAGTAAATTCAATTCAGCAAAACAATATACTATGTGGGACGACCTAGAAACTCCAACTAAAGTGATTGAGTTCATGGAAAAAAACGGTGTGAAGCAAGGGAAATGGCTACGTCCTGAAGGAGTTGACGCTTGGTTCAAAGAACGAATCATCTGGTTCAAGAATAAATTGAAAGAACAATAATTAATGATAAAAACTTTTTGCTTGACAGCTTAGAGTTTTTTTATTATACTTAATACATCGAGTTAAGAAAAGAGGAAAAATGATGACAAAAGAAAAAGCACTTGAAAAAATTGAAATAATTTATAAACTTAATGGTGATTTTGACCATGCAACTAAGTACATAGCCGGTTTATACGGGTTGACTCCTGACTTTTGGAAAGAAAACTTTGATTTTATAAGTAGTAAAATGATTGCCAAATACCCTAACTTGTACTACGGCGGTATTGTCTAATGGAATTAAAACAATGCGTAACCTGTGGGGCTTCAAGTTTTACTAATGGTAAATGTGATTATTGTAGAAACCAGTACGAAGTAAATGAAGACAAAATATTTTACGGTAATTCAACAGAAGATGATTCATCATCAGATGAGGATATAACTTTTCAAGAAACTAAAACAGGTAAACTAATACTTAAAATTATGATTTATACTTTAGTTTCTATTATTTGGTTTGCAGTAACTGTATTTATCCCACCGCTGTTTATAATAACAATTATTTTATTAGTTGTTTATGCCATTCATCGCTTGATAATTAAGAATAAATAGTATATAATAGTATATAGAATAAAGGAGAAATAAATGAGTATTGGATCAGTAGTTGGTAAAATTATTATAATAACATTAGTTGGAATTGGACTATATGCTTTTTTTGCATTAGTTGACCTGATTAAAACTAAAGGAAGTAAATAGATGAGTAAATACTTTAATGACAAAAGATATTGCCATTGCTTCGATGTACCAACGAGTGACGGCTTAGGGGTTTGCAAAGATTGCAGAGGATATACAAATATCTGTTATAGTTGCGTTCGCTGTTTGCACTGCTGGTTTACATCGCAGATTGAACTGTTTACTGAATATGATGAACCTAAGTTGCTAGAACTTATAGAAAACTGGAATAAATTTTACCAAATTAGAAAGACAAAGAACAGTTAATGTTTGACAAAGTAAAAGTAATCTGATAGAATAGAGTTATAAATAGAGGAGGACAAAATGAAAGATACAGTAAAAACTTTAATGATAGCTGCAGGTGTCTGCTTTACACTTATCGCTATCACTTGGATAGGTATAATCGCAACGTTGCTTATTACATGGATTGGAGGAATTATCTAATGAATTTTAAAGAAAATAAGCACTATGCCAACGAATACGGTGTAGAACTTAACGAATACTTGAAACATAATTTTAACTACGAAGAGCTTGTAGGGTGGTATACAATGCAGGTATTGAAGTATCTAGTGAGAGCTGGCAAGAAAGAGGGTGAAAGCTACGACAAAGACCGTAACAAGGCCTTAGACTATGCAGGAGAACTTGCTAACTTAAGTAACGAGAATGAGCTTACAGAGTACACTACTGACGATATTATGGGCTTTATACAAGAACTAGCTGATGATTTTGAACGCTGGGAAGGAATAAAATAATTAAAAATACTTTATTTTTGACAAATATAAAGTAATTTGATATCATAGTTTTATAGAAAAGGAGGTTAAATAACGGAAATGCAAAAAGCTATAAAGGTAGTAGCTTATAACCCTACGACGGAAGAAGAACTACACTTTAGCTGTAAGGCTCAATGTGCTAAGTATTTCGGTCTTAAAGCTAATACAGTCATCAGGTGGCTTGACAACGGTATGCCTGTAATTGAACTGCTGACAGACCTAGATAGAAA